TTTGCTTAACCTGCACCGAAGGTGTCAGGTTGAAGCAGTTGTTATACGTCTTTCTCGTCCACCGTTATAATAGTGTCATTGTGGCAAGCACCATGACACAAAAGCATCACCTCTTTTATTGTCGCCTTTCTTGATTTACCGAGACCAGTCGAGTCCCAACAAAAGTGAATACACTTACCAGATGGCTTTAATATACGGGCAATTTCATCCTTACATTTTGCCCAATACTCTGCTCTTCCAGCAGTGCCACCATGTTTTGGGGTGTATCTTCGTAGGCATTGCTCTACAGAATAAGGTGGGTCAAACAAAACTCCATCCAACGAATTATCTGGAATGGACTTTAGAAAATCTAAAGCATCCATTTGATATGCGTTACCCCTTCCTTCAATATCGTTAGCTAATTCGGCTGGACTGTTTTCACCAGCGAATGGGTCAGCCCAATTTTTACCGACATTGTATTTAGTAAAAAGTTCTTTTACTGGCTTCATGGTGAATGTCCATATAGAGGGCATTACCCATGTTCTTGATATCTCCATCCATTTCTCCTTTTTGCACGAAGTCAGGAAACGATTTATTGTTTCCTGCGTAGTGTCCGTATAACATTTGCTTAACCTGCACCGTAGGTGTCAGGTTGAAGCAGTTGTTAGATGACCCAACAATTATTTTTTAACCAAAGAAACTGGAACTTCCAACACCCTTGGTTTCTTTCAATATGAAGTAGACTTCTATCCTGGTCAGCCCATTCTATTTCAAACAAGGTTATCCAGAACGCCCCCTCATCCCACAAGTTCAATTCAAACATATTCAGTCGCATACTGCCCCCTTAGTTGACTATCCGTGTAATAAGCAAAGCGGTTACACGGTTGGCAATCCATCTAATAATTGTTATACAAGACACTTAGTTCTCCATTGATTGTGAAGTTCGTCTATTTCACATTCAAGTCTGGAAATTAAAGGTCTATACTCATCACCTATTGTATCGCATTTTTTACAAAACACAGTTCGATAATCTCCCGAATTTGATTCTTCATGACTTATGCATTTTTCACAAAGGTCTTTCCCGCAGATTTCACAACTCGCTCTACTACAAGCCATGCCATGATTAATTTTAACTCCACAAACATCACAAAATTTTTGATATTCACTTTGTTCTTTTAAAATTTTAGTTTCTTTTATCATAAAAAATGTATAACCTCGTCAATCCAGCCGATCGCTTCGCTCCGGCTGATTTTTTCGTTATGGACAATACACACACCCATCTTTGGTTAAGTCACCCTTCACCACAATTCGCTTTCCGCACTTAGGGCAATTAACAGGCTCAAAATAGTTTTGTTTGGGTGCACTCGGCGGCGCATATTTCTTGCCGTTAGCTTCCCACGTTCTTATTACAGCTTTCCAGTCTTTTATCTTTTGGCCGCCTTTTAACTTCCAACCCCTTGCTTCTTGGTAATCAATAAAATATTGTGGTTTGATATTATTTTTTCTCTCTTGGCAATAAAGAGTGATTTCTTCTAAAGAAGGTTTTTTGAATTTTTTTACTATACTATTATTTAGTTTAGTATAGTTTAGTTTAGTTTGTGTATTATCGTCAGAAGTTATTATGTTTTGCTCGTAAGTTATACCATTTTGTTGGTAAGAAACTAAAATATCGTCTATTTTGATTATAGGATTTTTCCTATTTTTGTAGGCATGGGCGATACTGTCCAGAAAATCTTGTGAGGCAATAACCATGTTATTTTTCCATAATTCCTTGTGAATTTTTCCTGTTGTTGCCATCATATTAAGCATATCTAACCCAGATTCTTCGTCACAATGAGTTTTTGTAAAGAAAAAAAGCCTATCAGCTTCGTCTTTAATGCAAAAATGGTGGTCTGGTGTTGTGCACAGAAAACGCATTACGTTACAGAAAAATCCAGTTCCCTTACTTTGGTATTTACCCTCTAAAACAAACAACGTCTTTCCGTCTTTGACGTAAAAAGGGAAATAATCAACATCGTGTCGTTCTGGTCTAGCCATATATCAATCCTTTATCACCCCTTTATTGTATTAATAATTTTTTTTAATTCGTTATACATTTGACGAAGATAATCATCTCTTGTAATTCCACGATCAACAAACCACTGCTTGCTTTGGGTTTCTCTTTCATGTAGATATTCAAGCCAGTTATTTTTAGCAAGCCAAGCAACGATTTTTTGTTCGCCGGCTTTTGTGTGTAAGTATCTATGACACTTGGCGCAAGAAGGAAACCCGTTCTGCCAAGCGTGTCTAGTGAGTAAATTATTTCTTTTGATATAGTGATGAGTTTCTAGTGTGGTTTGTAGCCCAGACGTGCCGCACACAAAACATCTATTGCGGTGGATTATTCTACACGCCTTTCGCCACATGGATTGTAGGTTACTATCTGATAACCCTTTTTTCATTCTTTATTTGCTTTCCGACTATCACACCGCTTCGTGTTAAATTTCAAATCAGCGCATAGTTCGTGTTTATATACACAACTTCTTCGATAATGCAAGCATTGTTTTTGTTCTTCAATGTTTTCGGCGGTGCAGATACCGTTGACGTTCATGTTTTTCATAGGTTCACCAAAAATGAACAATGCGTCCCTGCGTGATTTTAAGGGGATTTTGCACGTGCTTGGAAACTCCTTGAGAATCCTCTGCCCCACCTATGTCATTTTTTGCCACCACAGCAAAGCAACTAGGCGATGTATTCCCTTGCAAAGTAGGGTTGCTGGTTAGGCATCTTTTACTTTCACGCATTGTTTGTCTTGTCTTATACACCACTAATTAGTAAAAGTCAAGAAAAAAGATTTGGGGTAAATAAAAAAGTTCTTGACAGGCGCATGCCGTTTATGTATAATGCTTCCAAAATAAGAGAGGTAATTATGAAAAGCATAAGCCGAGAAGATTATGGATATTATGAAGCACCGCCGGATTATGAAGAAATGGCTGAAGAACGTGAGCGCAGAGAAGCCCACGATGAGGACGAAGCAGACGAAAAAAGATTAAGGGAAGGAGAAAAATAAATGCACTTTCAGATAGACGAAAAAAGATTTATAGAAAAGACGGAAAGCCCAAAGGGTTTTGTTTCGCTTGTTGAGTGTTGGAAAGACAAAGACGGTAACTACAAACCTAATTGGGTAACAAAAAAGATTTACGGACAAGACAAGGTTGTTCCTGCTTCAATAGGATTGGGGAGCGACAAGGCCACGATTGCGGCATTTGGTAAGTGGTTAGCAAGTGACATGGAAACAGAAACACCCAAAGACGACATTCCTTTTTAGGAGGACATTATGAAATTTAAAATCTTTCAAGACCCAAATGGTATTTTTATGGCGTTTGACGATAACGGGAAATATATAGCGTCTGCGCTGAAAGAACAAGACATGCCTCAAGCTATTCGTGCTAGACTAAGAGGCAATCTTTTTATTTCCGAAATCGAAGTAGACGCAGAGGAGAATAAAAATGGCTGAACAAAAAGAAGCAAATGCGATTGTTGAAATGACTGCCGAAAAGATTGCTACTGTAACCGGCTTTACACCGGCGGAAATTGCGATTGTTGACACAACTTTTTAGAGAGGTGATTTATGCTTGTAAGTTTTGATAAAACGGATAGGGTTAGTTTAAGTATCCATGATTTTTCTGAAAAGGAAATGAGATTATTGGAAGATAGATTTGATGTGTTAAGAAGTCCTGATAAAATGGATTGGTTAACAATCAAATTAATAAACCAAATAGAATTAACATTTTTTAGAAATATTATGGAGGCGGAAAATGGCTGAACAAAAAGAAGTAGTGATGAGAGAGTCAACGCCGCTAACCCTTTTGAATATTGCGATTGAAAAGGGTGCGGACATTGAGAAGCTAGAAAAATTAATGAACCTTCACTTAACGTGGGAAAAAGAACAGGCAAAAAAGGCATATTGGGAGGCCATGACCGCCTTTAAGGCAAACCCACCGGAAATTGATAAAGACAAGAAGGTAAGTTATAAAACAACGGCAGGGACGACAGCATATAACCATGCCTCACTTGGAAACGTAACTGAAAAAATTAACACGGAATTAAGCAAACATGGTCTCTCAGCAAGTTGGATTACTACACAAGAGGCGGATAAAGTATCTGTAACTTGCCGGATTGCTCATGTTAACGGACATTTTGAGGAAACAAGTTTAACCGCTTCGCCTGATAACTCAGGTGGTAAAAACAATATTCAGGCGTTGGGTTCAACAATAACATATCTTGAACGCTATACGATTCTTGCGCTTACAGGTCTTGCCACTTATGAGGATGACGATGGAAAGGGAAGCGAAGCCGTGTATATTGGCGATAAGCAGAAAAGCACAATCGTTGACATGATTAATGCGAAAGAAATTGACGAGGCCAAATTCCTTAAATACATGGTTGTTGAATCGGTGGACAAAATTTTGGCTGCTGATTACGAAAAAGCTATGGCGTCTTTACGAGCAGCAAAAGGGAGGATTAAATAATGACAGATAAAAAAATGATTGATACAGCTTTAGCAGAATACAAGATAACCGATGCAGCGATAGCCAAAATCAAGGCTGATTATATGTCTTTGGTTGTTAAAAATCCGCAAGATGTCGAGGGCTATGAGCAAGTACATCGGGCAAGAATGGACGTTAAAAACCGCCGTGTAGATATTGAAAAAACGCGGAAAAAACTAAAGCAAGATGCGCTTGATTACGGAAGGGCTGTTGATGCCGAAGCTAAAAGAATAACCGGGCTTCTTGAACCTGTCGAAAACTATTTGCAAGAGCAAGAAGATATTGTTGTAAAAGAAAAAGAGCGTATCAAAAAAGAAGAGGAAGAAAAAGAAAAACAAAGAATCCAGCAGCGAATAGACCGCTTGTTTGGAATGGGAATTACGTTTAACAGCGTTAATTATTTACTTCCATTTGCGCCCAGTTTCAGTGTTCCAAGTGCAATAATCAATGCTTGTTCCGATGAACAGTTTGAAGAAATTACTGGTAAGTTTCAGTCTTTAATAGATACAGAAAAGAAAAGACTTGCAGACGAAGAGGCAAAGAAGAAAGAAGAAGAAGAAAAACTAGCGGCGCAAAGAGCGGAACAGGAAAAAGAAGCGCAACGTCTTGCCATGTTAGCTGAAGCGCAACGGATAAAAGAGGAAAAGATTAAAGCTGAACAGGATGCAATTATTAAAGAAAAAGAGCGTATCCAACATGAAAAAGACATAGAGCTTGCTAAAAAAGAAGCGGCTGAAAGGGCATTGAAAGAAGCGGCAGAAAAAGCAAAAATAGATGCCGCTAGAATAATCGAAGAAAAAGCTAGACAAGAAGAGGAGAATAAACGACAAGAAGCCTTAAAGCCGGATAAGGAAAAAGCAAGCCTATACTTTAAGTCAATCATAAAACACATGCAAGAAAAATGTCCGTCCACAAAAGACAAGGCAATTAATAAAATTATTGCCGAGCTAGAGGCTGTAATTGAAAGAACGGTTGATGAGTCATTGGCTAGATTGGAGGAAATCTAATGCCCATCATTATTGATGAGTTTGAGCAATACTCGCCTGAATGGTATGCTGCCTGTGCTGGTAATGTTGGCGCAAGCAGTATTGACAAAATCATAACCACCACCGGCGCAAGGTCAAAACAGCGTGAGGATTTTCTTTTGCAACTTGCCGGTGAAAAGATAACCGGAAAGCAAGAGGAAACATTCCAGAGCTTAGCAATGCAGAAAGGAAAAGAGCGAGAGGCTGGGGCAAGGGCTTTATTTGAAATGCTTTATAACATAGAAGTCAAGCAATGTGCCCTTGTCTATAAAGATGAGTGGAAATTATGTCATTGCTCACCGGATGGATTAATCGGCGAGAAAAAGGGTATTGAAATAAAAAACCCCACGATGAAAACTCATATTAAGTATCTTTTACAAAACACGCTTCCAACGGAATATCTTTTGCAAACACAGATGAGCCTTTATGTAACGGAGCGAGAATCATGGTATTTTATGTCAGCCTTTGAAGGATTACCACCGTTGATAATTGAAGTTCAGCGTAACGAAAAGCTGATTGAAATAATTGGCAAAGAAATTAATGAATTCAACCAAGAGCTATTATTGCTTGTTGAAAAAATTAAGGCAAGGCAATGAAAAGCATTAAAGTAACGTCTATAAGAGAAGGTCAGCCCATATTCGATAAACCGCTTCAGGATTTGTTAAAGGAGTGCGTTGTTGGTGGGGCGTTACAAGTTTTATCGCCTAAAGAGTTTATTACCCATCAGCAGATAAAATGGTGGAAGGGCGTTTTGCTTCCGGCTCTCTCAAAGAACACAGGCGACTCGATAGAGTGTTGGGAAACAAGATTAAAGCTATCAGTTATGCCGGACGAATTTAAACCAGAAACAGTTTTGGTCGGAAACACAGAATATACCAGAATACCGTCTATAACAAAACTCGGTATAAAAAAAATGAACGAATTAATTGAGGGAAGCGTAGAAAAATGTTGGGATTGGGGTTTGTCTTGGGTTACGCTTCCCGATAGCGAATTAAGGAGTTGATATGACATTAGCACAGCCAAAAAGAAAAATACCGATAGCAATACCTGTTAAGAAACTGAAGAAGAAAAGGGATTACAGGATACTTTTTTGGGTTAGTTTGCTTATAAATGTGGCGTTAGCGGCACTGCTTTTGTGTAAGGCATAACGCCGGAACTCAGGCGGAGTGAGCCGCAGGCGAGGGATCGCCTGTAGTGATTTGTTAGCACTTTTTTATTTTAGATTGGAGAAAATATGACAACGAAAGAACGAATGGCGTTGCTAAGGGAATGGGAAGCTCAGTTTCGTCTTATTGATGAAGCGTGGACTTCGCTTGAAAAGTTGTTCCGTGGTCTTGATTGCGATTCTGAAATCGGGAAAGCAATGTGGGATACTTTTTCCAAATATACAAAAGCAACGGCGTTACAAATTGGAGATACTGGAGAATGGTTGGATTGGTATTGCTGGGAAAATGATATGGGTTTAAGAATGATGGAAGCGAAGGCGTCGTCATGGAAGAAGATGCGAAAAATAGTGAACCTAGAAGATCTGTGCCGATTAATTGAGTCTGATATTTCGTGCTAACAATTAATATACGTAGTTGGTAATTTACGGGTTTTTCTGCACGAAAGGGAATTTCTGCAAAGGGGCGACTATGGACTTTGAAAAAGACACTATGGAATGGATAAATCTCTGGAAAGTGGTTCTTTTACTTCAAGAACATGATATTACCCTAAAGCCCGACAGAACAAATTCAAATGAATACGCAATGGATTGTTCAGCGCGATTTCCCTATTGCGGTGCAGACATGACTTATAATGCAAAGGTATTTGACCAACTAGCAGATGTGCCATTTGACCTTGTGCCACACGAATTACTACACATTAACTCAAAAGAACTTGAAACTTTAGGGCTTGACCGTCACGCCACAGCACAACAAATAGATTGGGCGGAGGAAAGATTAACCGACAAAACAAAAAAGATTGTTTCACGGATTGTTTTAGTAGCTTTATTTTTAATCAGTGGCAGAAAACGATTAAACAATAATTTAAAAGAAACAATGCAAGAATTAGTTAAGTTACTAAATGATTTTGATACAGATAATCTACCGGAGGCAAAATGCGAGAAGTAGAAAGCATATCGTTTAAAGGAAATGGACGGAAAATAGCCGTTTATTATTTATCCCCAAGTGATATAAAAAAGAAAAGGGTTTTTAAGGGCGACTGTATCGGCTTACGGTTTGACGCACAATCAAAAGAAAACTACACGGTTTATATGCGCCCAGATGAAGCGTTGATGGTAGCAGGGTTATTGGTAAACACAGTTTGGAAAATTACAAAATCCTATTGTTTAGGATTGGTCAGGCAAAAAAAGAGTGGGCGATAAAAAACACAGAGATAAAAAGAAGTCAAAAGGATTGTGTGTTAATTGCACTCAAAGGGCAGTTGCCGGAAAGACAAGATGTAAGGATTGCGCTGAAAGAGATGCAAGAGATAGCAGAAGAAGAAATGTTAAATATCGGAAATACCGCAAAGATAACAGATTATGCACACACTGCAAAGCCGAATTACTTGATGATGAAAACGTGGTTTGTATGAACTGTAGTAGCATGAACAAGTATATGGTGGCCGGAAAATGGAAAGAATAATCAAAGAAATACCGTTGGATTGTGAAATTGCTTTAATTAGCGACACGCATATCGGGAGCAAAAAGGCTCACATTACCGGAATACAAAGGGCGGTTGATTTCGTCAAGAAAAAGCCTAATCGCTTTTGGATTCATTTAGGCGATTGGATTGAGGCAATAACCACAGATGATAAAAGATACGAAACTGAAACCACAGAGCAGCCAATTCCAGAACTTCAGGCGAAAGAAGCGATTAGTATGTTCTTGCCTATCAAAGAACAGGGAATCTGCGGATTGTTAGGCAACCATGAACGCAAATTATCACGGACAATAAATTTCGGGCGGTCAATCTGTGAAGGGTTAAACATTCCTTACGCTACGGAGTCGGCAAGAGTTTTGTTTTTTAAAAAAGAGAAAAGATTTTTTAAAAAGAAGAAGCCCCTCTTTAAGTTCTTCATAGCTCACGGCAATAAAGTTTTCCGGTCAAACGCAAAGGATTTTATTCAGCGTGAAGCAAATAAAAAAGCGGCTTTAAAAATCTCACTTCAGTATAAAATGGGCGATTGTCAGTTAATGGCAGTCGGCCATGCTCACTGGTTAGCAGTAGTGCCACCCGCCAAACTTTTATATTTACAAGATACAGAGGACGGAATAAAGCATAGGTATCTCAACCAAGATGAAACGCCGGAAGGATATATTGATTTTGACCGCAGATGGTATTGTTGCACAGGCTCATTCTATAAACTGTTTATTGACGGTATTTCCGGCTACAATGAGCCTTACGACCCTAACGATTTAGGATTTTTAAACGTGATAATTCAGGGCGGCAAGATTGTTGACATTCAGGAAATAATTGTCTAACCAAAAAATAAACTTAACAGGGCAAGGTAGCGAAACGCTGCATATTGTGGTGGTATAAAGCGGAGTAGTTCTTGCCCTTTTAAAATAAAACCCCGGCAGTATTTCTACCACCGGGGAAAAAGGAGGATGCCACAAACGGGCATGAAGAGATTTTAATTTCTTTCCGGCAATTCAAAGCCTTTATAAATTAAATAGTCTTTGTAAAAAATTGCCTCACTTTCCAAAATTTGGCAATCCCTAATCAGCTTGTCAATTAGTTCCAACTGCTCTCGGTTTGTCTGCTTTAGGGCAGAAACCAAAGACTCAAGGCGTTCTATTTTTTCCTTTGATTTCTCAATTTCCATATCTGCCAATTCATTTATTTCAATCATTTCATCATTCATACTTTTACCCCATCACTTTTCCGGCAAGATAAACCACAACAAACCCGATTGCCACAATCAGAAACATCACAAACGCCCCACTTCCGAAAGCTTGGCAAAGCTCTGTTTCGTGCCGTTCTTCTTGTTTATAATACTTTTCATAAACATCCGCAAGCTCAATTTTTGGCGTTTCAATTTCCGCTTCCTGTTTTTCTAGTTTTTTCGTCCATTCATTTTTCATATTTGCGCCTCCATAAATTCAACCTCAATTTCCGGTTTTAACGCCTCATTTAAAACTTCTTCCCAATCTTCCGGCGTGAAGTCTTGAGCGTCAAGAAGATCGCCCTCGGATAATTCTTCCCGCAACACTTCCGCAATTCTAAGCTTTAAATCATCCATGATATGCCTCCCTTAATTTTTTAATGGCATTATTAATGCCTTGCATTTATTGTTTTCCAAATATACTTTCTCCGTTGCTCCAGAATCTGCAATGTAAATTCTCCACTGGTATTGTTTAAAATTATCAAGCGCATCTATTAGATAATCTATATTGACCGCCCACTGTTTTGAAAGCTCCCTAATAATGGCGGCGATAGCCCAAGACGTATGATTTGCGCAAACATCGTGTTTTGCATAAACTTCCCGTTTCTCTTTTGGGAGCACCATTTTATAATCAGGAAACGGAGTTTCAAGGTTTACTTGCTGTAAAATAATTTTTTTTGCGTTTGATAATTCAACAATATAATTGCCATCATCAAGGCTTGTTTGTGCTACGTGCATTCTGTGACCGTCCGTAGCCACTGCCTCGCCACCCTCAACATGAATAACCCGTAATGATTTGTTTGCGATTTTTGGATTTATGGCCTTATTCAGCCACCTTAACTCCTCAAAGTCTTGTTGGTTTTTTAACTTTTCCATGTTAAACCCTCCTTAAATTAAAATCAATAATAAACACATTGCCGCCATAAACCAGAACACAACCTTCAATTCAATTATTGCTTTCATTGTTAGGCCTCACTTTCCGCTAATTCTTTAATGTGCTTCATCAGCCTTTCATATTCAGCAAATAAGGCACGTTCTTTTGCGTTTTTTCTTAGATTACATGCCTTAAAACGCCACAATATATCCCAAACATAATTCAGCGTAGGAATATCCAGTTTTGGTTTGTCTTTCATAAGTTCAAAGTTTATTGATTTCATTATTCGGCCTCACTTTCCTTTGTTTTTGTGTCAGGTCTTTGATTTCCGGCACAGTTGCCCCTGTTGATAGTTTAATCATTGTTAAGCCTCCCTAATATATTCTTAATCCCTCAATAAAATTTCCGTCATTGTCGTATATTTTACCACATCGCCTACAAATATAAAGCAAGCTCCAGTTTGTATCTGGCTCAACTTCTTCGCCCTTGTCGTTGCATGGATAAAAGCCGTCATACTCTGCTACGTTTCCGCAAGGGCATTCCCACTCTCCGTGTTTATTAACGATAGTCATCAAACCGCCGTTTTTAACCGTTTTCATAATATTTCCTCCTCTTATTAGTTTAATAAAACCGTTCAAACCATTCGCTTGTCAATTCATTAACACGGTCAACAGTAACGCCAAGATTATCCGTTGTGTTGCCCCATTGATTCCAGCCCTGCCCCTTTCTCATTTCAAATTGTGTTTTGCTTTTATCAGACAAAATAAAATGACCACAAATACGCCTTGAATTACTGTTAACAACTTCTCTTTTAATTGTTTTCATGGTACTCCCTTCTCTTATTAGTTTCAAATTACCGGCAATAAGTAAAATTTATTGCCTCTTATTAGTTAAGCCTTTACCTTGCTAGTCTTTTGTAAGCTTTGGGTTTGTAGCCAATCATTTTTAATTCTGCCAGTAGCTCTTGATATTCTTCTGGCTTTGCTAAAAAAGTATCCGGCCTGCCCATTATGCGTAAACTTGCTCCGCCATGTTGCCCGATATGCTCATAGCTCATAATCATTCCGGGGTTTGCTTCTATATCCGGCAGAAAAGCAATAATCCCGCCGCCGTGTTTTTTATTCCATTTTCTGAATATTACCTTATCCATAGTTTTTGCCTCCTCTTTATTAGTTTAAGCCTTGACGGGCTTTCGCCCGTTTCGTCCTTCAGGACTCGTCAGAAGGCTAGTTTATTTCCCTTAATTCGTCTAACACATCCCCGAACACCCGTTGAACATTCTTGTATTCTCTCTGAACATTAAAATATATCTTTTCCGCTTTTCTGCTATCGGTATTATAGCCATATTCAGCACAAAAATCTTCAAATGTTTCAACATCATGTTTTATCAAACAAGCTAAAACATCATACGGGGTAGGCGTGATTCTTTTTCTAACTGTCTTACCTTGTGGGTTTCGTTTGTAAGGTTCTCCAGAATTAGCGATTGATTGACCGAAGCGGAAAGCGAAGATTTCCTTGCCTTCCCGTGATAAGATAATTTCATAAACATCACGTTCTTGCTTGTCGTCATCAAAATACTTGAAGTGCCCTAAATAACGATGATTGAACTTTGTTTTTGTTTTCGTCAAAAAATCTTCCGCTTGTTTTTCGTAATTATTCATTATCTTAAATCCTCCTCTTTTTTTAATCCGCAATATGCGGTTAATAGTGCCGGATAAGCTCCGGCGGGCTAGTTAATTCTTTAGGTTCTCCGCATTTACCATTTTTTCCTTTGTTGGTTATCGCACCTTACATCCGCGTGACAATA